CCCAACTACTGGCACATGTACCTAGGACAAATGGAGAGCTATTACCATGAAGAACATACTAACTGAGCTAACAGCCCTAACTTGGACTCTTGCAGGCACAGGTTTGGTTTTGATAACACTTTCAGGAGACACTAGAAAAAATGGAATTTTAATATCTATTGCTGCTATAGTACTGTCACTAACAGTAGCCTTTTTTAAGAAGGATGAACCAGCAGAATAAAGGGTAAATGAAACGTAACACAATAGGGTTTTTAACATATGATTGGGCAGTAGGGACACAACCATTACAACCTAATGGTTGCGCTTGGTATAGGTGCTTACTACCTATGCGTGAACTTGAGAAGCACGGGTGGAGAGTAGGAATGGGGTTACCTCATTTTGACAAGAGCCACGGGTTCGGCATGATCTTAGCCAAAGACAAGACGGTGCATGGTTGGGACATCTTAGTTTTTAAACTAATAATGAGAAAAGAAATTGCCAGTGCTATGCCAATGGCAAAAGCTCTAGGTCAAAAGATAGTTGTAGATATTGACGATTTCTTTGACGGTTTAGACGAAAGTAATCAAGCACATGCTGTTACTGACCCAAGACGCAACAGTGACAACAACACAGAACATTACAATAGTATTATTGCCCAAGCTGATGCAATAATTACTTCTACTCCCTTTCTCTATGAGTACTACTCTAAGAAATATAAAAATGTATTCTTAGTACGTAATGGTATAGATATCTCTAGGTGGAACAAAAGGTATGACAGGGCAGGCAACAGGCCAACTATTGGTTGGGTTGGTGCTACTCCCTGGAGGTCTAGAGACTTAGAAACTTTAAATCCTTGGATGGGTTCTTTTATTGAAAAAAACAAGTTGTCGTTTCACCACTCTGGGCATTTGGGTAACGGGTCACCTTTTGCACGTGATCAATTGAAGATCAACAAAAGACATTGCTCAGAGACACCCCTTAGCCCAATTAATGAATATCCAAAACTGTTTTTAAATATGGATATTGGGTTAGTTCCACTAAACGATGTTCCATTTAATCATGCTAAATCTTATATTAAAGGTCTTGAATACGCTGCAGCAGGTGTTCCTTTTGTTGCGTCTAGTGCTCCTGAATACAAATTTCTATCAGATGCTGGTGTTGGCAGAGTGGCGCATAACGAAGAAGAATGGAAGTATCATCTTACAGAACTGCTTAATCCACAGATGAGAAAAGATGAGGCAATGATAAACTACGAACTTGTAAGAGATATGTTTTCTATGCAAGTTCGTGGATCAGATTGGAATAACACTATGGAAAGGATAATGAAATTATGATAACCGTAGGAACAACGCTTGCAGCGTTTGTAATGGACAATAAGGACCATTGGGGTTCTTGGATGAAGAATGCAGAACAGGTGAAAGAGAAATACCAACAGTTTGGAAATTGGACTGATGTTACATATTTTGCAGCTCTTCAAGTAGATGCTCGTGGTTTAGAGCCTTTTAAACCGTTTATTGAACGCCTTGAAGCCATCGGTGGAACATACTGGACATACTCACTAGATGACAAAAGAACTGAAGTTTCCACCAACAACCGTATACGACACATCACTGTGGGACAAAGCCTTACCAACGATTTTGCAATGTCAGATCCAGGGTGCACACACCTCTTGTTTATGGCTGCTGATTGTATGCCACCTGACGACATTCTCCCAAGGATGCTGGAGATGGATCACCCACTGTGTGCTCCGTACATTCCTACATATGGCTTACGTGGTCCGTATGTTGAGACATACCCGTACCGAGTGATGAATGCAATGGCTTCCGCCGCTGCAATATTTATTGCAAGAGAAGTGTTTTCGGGTATTAGGTGGAGATGGGATATGGATAAAAACATGTCAGATGATCCATGCTTCCACCACGACGCACTCAATTATTTAAAAATCCCAACCTACGTAAGAGAAGACTGCATTGCACGACATTTCCCAGAAGCAATTGGGGCTATTGAAACTCGTGGTCACGATATGACAGTTTACAGGTGATAAAGAAGTTAAGAGAGTTTTATACTGCTAAAGAATTAGCAGAAATATATACCACACCACACGACCATGCGATCTATGGGCGAGGGCATGGCATTCGTGTAAACATGACAATACAACTTGCTAAGGATATGGCCTACCAAGCGGAGGCAAAATCAGTTGCTGACTTGAGTTGTGGTAACGGTGCAATTGCCAAAGCATTGGATGTTGAAAAGACCATACTTGGCGATTATGCAGAGGGCTATGAATACTTTGGTTTGTTGGAAGTTAATTTAAAAAAGATTGAAAATGTAGACTTGTATATTTGTTCAGAAAGTATTGAGCACGTTGAGGACCCAGGTTCAGTTCTAACTTTAATAAGAAGTAAATCGCAAACACTAGTTCTCTCAACCCCAATTGACGCTTGGGATGACACAAACGAAGAGCACTACTGGGCTTGGGGAAAGCAAGATGTTGAGATGCTTTTGAAGAATGCTGGTTGGACTCCAGATGTTTTTGTTATGCTGGATACAACAGTATTTGGTGAACCATACATATATGGAATGTGGGGATGTAAATGAAAATTCTTATTACTGGCGACGCTGGTTTTGTTGGAGGATACTTCCACAAAGCACTTGATGGTCATGATATTACGGGCGTAGATATAAAAAACGGAATAGATGCCCGTAAGTTTTTTGCAACAGATGAAACACACTTTGATCTAGTAGTCCATTTGGCAGCGATAGTTGGAGGAAGGGCGACCATAGAAGGTGAGCCACTATCTGTTGCGGTAGACCTTGCGATTGATTCTGAATTATTTCAGTGGGCGTTAAGGACAAAGCCAAAAAGGATTATTTACTATTCTTCTTCGGCTGCTTACCCAATAAAACTACAAGACTATGGGTCTACGCACCACTTAGTTGAGTCGGATATTGATTTAGCCAATATCCAATCTCCTGATTACACATACGGTTGGGCAAAACTTACTGGAGAAATGCTTGCAAGTTACGCAGAAAAAGAAGGTCTAAGAGTGCATATATTTCGCCCATTCTCTGGCTATGGGGAAGACCAGTCACTTGATTATCCTTTCCCATCGTTTATTAAACGTGGTGTTGAAAAAGCAAATCCATTTAAAATTTGGGGTTCAGGAAATCAAGTAAGAGACTTTATACATATGGAAGATGTTGTTGCAGCGACACTAGAAGCTGTACGGCAAGACATACAAGGTCCAGTAAATCTAGGGCTTGGGCGAGTTACTTCATTTAATGACTTGGCAACTTTGGTGGCAAATGAATGCGGTTATTCTCCTGAGTTTGAAAGAATAATTGGAGCACCAGAAGGCGTCCAATACCGTGTATGCGACCCTACAAAAATGTTGTCTTTCTACACACCCAAAATATCACTTGAAGAAGGAATTGCAAGGGCTGTGCGAGAACAAAGGAAATAAATTACTGCATAGGGAAGTAATATATAATTGACGGATGGCTAAACCAAGAGGCATAAACCCAGCGTCTAAGGCTCGCATCAAAGACTCGTTACAATCCTTTGCCTATTCTGACGAGCAAACAAAAGAAGCACTTTTTGAAAAAGAAGAGAACTTTGATCCTTGGGTGGCGTCAACCAGCGGTCATGATAATGCTGACGATTCTATGTTGGGTGAAAACACTAATGGACAAGACAGTACTCGCTTTACATTTGTTCAATACTTTTTTAACCCAGAAACGCTTACTGGTGATATCTACATGGACTTTCGTGGAAGAAAAAATAGAAGTAATCCAACAAGGTATGTGTTTAACAATGTCCCTGTATATCAAGCCAAAAACTTCTATGAGGCACTTTCAAAAGGTAAAACATTTAATACTGGAGGAATGAGTGGAGGCTACGTGGACTATGATAAAGATCACTTTTCCCTTCCACCAGCAACCCCACTTGGTGCAAAGTTTCAGCACGGTGCGTTTGACCAAAAGAAGCAAGATCCACTGGGTCTTCAGGCAACTTTTCCAAAGGTTAAAAAACAAGATACGCAACAAATGCAACTTCCGTTTGACCAAAATTCTTAAAACACACTAGACTGCCCATATGGGTCTAAACATCGTGCACGGAGTTGGTTGTATCTACTGGATTGTACGGGACACCGCAACAGCAGAAACTCCTAGGATGTCCACTGGCTGGGTACACGAACTGGGAGGGTATTGGCGCAAGGGCAAAGGCGTGCAGTTTAAAACTGGAAAATACATTACACAAGTTGGTGTCTGTAAGCGGCATAAAGTTGAAAATGAAGAAGATGGAATATTGGAAGCAATGCAAGGTAGGATGCTCAATACAACTACAGATGAAATAGGAGAATGGCGTTGAGACTATTTAAAACTGACAAAATTATAGTGGGCAAAGAAGATAAAACTCGTGCTCAAGTAAGAGCAGAAAGATTAGATACTCCGTCGCTATATGCGTGGATGGATAATTGTGTTATGTCTTTAGGCGCTTCTTTTGATAGTTGGAGATATAAAGATGCGCCCTCTGACGAGGTAACTTCATGCATTGAAGCTGCGCATGTAGTATGGTCGGAAATAGAAAAGAGGAAAAATGAGCGAAACACTTAGATCAAAAGATGAATTAAAAATGGATCAGGTAATAAAGATGATTAGGGAAATTGCAGATGACATAGGAGCATTCCCAAGAAATGGGTTAATGCAAAGAATAGATAATAAACTGCATGCAGACCCTTATGACTTATATGATTTCTTAATGTGCGTAGTAGAACTCAATGATTATAGAGAAAAACTAGAGGGACCAGTTCCTATTAATCCTGATCAATTATCATTATTTTAATGTAGTGTATCCTATTTAGGATGAGCGAACTACTAACTGATGAACAATTACCTGAAGAACTAGTTGAGGAACTTGACGAAACTTCCGCTGAATTTGTAGATCAACTTGTCACAAAACTAGTTTTATTTACCGAGCAGTTTTGCGATGTTGAGTTTTTCCCCTACCAAATACCTATTGCTTACCGTGTTATTGAATCAATTGTTATTGGAGATGGCGAAGAGATAACACTTGTAGCCACACGACAAAGTGGCAAGTCAGAGGTTATCTCCAACGTGCTGGCATCTATGATGGTTATCCTTCCAAAGCTAGCCCCGATATACCCAACGTGGTTATCTAAGTTTGATAAAGGTTTCTGGTGTGGTGTATTTGCCCCAGTTGAAGACCAAGCGGATACGGTGTTTAGCCGTATCGTAAATCGTTTGACATCAGACCACGCTTTGACTTTCCTACTAGACCCAGAGATTGATGACCGTACTAAAGCTGGAGGCACTCGTGGTAAGGGAAAAATACTGACATTATGTAAAGCTGGCTCTCTATGTCGTATGCAGACTTGTAACCCTAAAGCCAAGATTGAATCTAAGACTTACCATTTTGTTCTTATTGATGAAGCTCAAGAAGCAGATGAGTATGTTATAGCAAAATCTATTAAGCCAATGTTGGCGTTTAATAACGGAAGCATCATGCTTACGGGCACTGCTTCTAGAACAAAATCTTATTTCTACAAAATGATACAGTACAACAAAAGAAGAATGACGCAAAGCAAAAAGAACATGCGAGAATGTCATTTTGAGTATGACTGGCGAGTTGCATCCAAATATAACCAAAACTACCTTAAGTTTATTTCTAAGGAAAAACTACGCATTGGAGAAGACTCTGACGAGTTCCAGATGTCCTACTGCAATAGGTGGATGCTTGAAAAGGGAATGTTTGTAACTGAAGAACGAATGGAAAGGTTGTATGAACCTTCCATGCCTTTAGTTAAACAGTGGTGGAGAACTCCTGTAGTTGCTGGCATAGATGTTGCTAGATCTAATGACTCTACGGTAGTGACCGTTGTCTGGGTTGATTGGGATCATCCAGATCCATTTGGCTTTTATGAGCATCGTGTGCTTAATTGGCTAGAGATTAACGACCAAGAGTGGGAAAGCCAATACTTTCAGATTGTGGACTTTTTGCGCAATTATGAGGTAGCTAAAATTGCGGTAGATGCACAGGGTGTTGGCGGAGCCGTAGCAGAACGACTACAGATACTTTTGCCCCACATAGAAGTATCGGCTACATCCTCAGACTCTAAAAGCCAAAATGAGAGATGGGTTCATTTAACAGAATTAATTCAAAGAGAGCAACTTATTATTCCTGGGCACTCTAAAGCTAGACGCAGTAAAATGTGGAAAAGATTTAATCAGCAAATGAATGATTTAGAAAAAGTCTACAGAGGTCCATATATGTTGGCAGAAGCCCCTAATGAAAAAGGTGCTTTTGATGACTACCCAGATTCTTTAGCTTTGGCTTGCTCCACAACCCTTCACGATACTATGCCCACAATCCAAGTTGGGGAAAACCCCTTCTTTAATTAATGGTATTCTTTAGTATCCTAATAAACTCTAAGGAGTGACACATGACAGTATCACCAGCACCAATGT